ACGAATCCTTTATTTTCGGGATGATGTCGAACCTGATCAGCTTCCCGGAGAACAACCCCGCGACCCGTAACTCGTTTTCGTGCGGCCAAAGTAAACAGGCTTGTTCGCTTTATCACACCAACCACCAGGTACGTATGGACAAGACCGCCGTGGTCCTGATCAATGGCGAAACCCCCTTGGTCAAAACCCGCTACCTCGAACATATCAACCACGAGGAGAACCCCTACGGCGAGAACGTCATGGTGGCGATCATGTGCTATACCGGGTATAACGTGGAAGACGCGGTCCTCATCAACGAAGGTTCTCTTAAGCGCGGACTCTTCCATACCACCTATTACAGCACCTACGAAGCCCATGAGGAAAAGAGCAAAGTGGGCGGCTCCACCGTCGACAAGACCTTTACGAATATTGAGAATGAGGCTGACGTGATTGGTACCAAACCCGGATACGATTATAGTAAATTAGATAAATATGGGCTGATCCGCGAGAACACCGAGGTAGACGATAAAACCGTCTTGATCGGCCTCACGGTGTCGGGCTCCGAGAACAAGGGGGTCCACGTGGACGCATCGAAAGTGCCTAAGAAGGGTCAGCTGGGTGTGGTCGATAAAACCTTTATTACGGACGGCGAAGAGGGGTTCCGGATCGCCAAGGTACGGGTCCGGGAGGTACGGATCCCGAACTTGGGCGATAAGATGGCGAGCCGCAACGGCCAGAAGGGTACGGTGGGACTTGTTATACCCGAGGCCGACATGCCTTTCACCAAGGACGGACTGCGCCCCGACATCATCGTGAACCCGCACGCAATACCGACTCGTATGACGATCGGGCAACTGGTCGAAACGATCACTGGTAAGGCCTGTTTGCACTACGGGGCATTTGGCGACTGCACCGCGTTCAACAACGACGGATCCAAAATCAAGGTGTTTGGCGAGCTGCTGACGCAGGGCGGGTTCCATTCGAGCGGTAACGATATTTTATATAACGGCATGACTGGTGAACAGATCGAAATGGAGATTTTTATGGGGCCGACCTATTACATGCGGCTGAAGCATATGGTCAAGGATAAGATAAATTATCGTGCGCTCGGCCCGAGAACCGCGCTCACCCGTCAACCGGTGTCGGGCCGTGCGAACGACGGTGGTCTCCGTATTGGTGAAATGGAACGTGACGGTGTGATTGGTCACGGGGCGGCGGCCTTTTTACGCGAATCTATGATGGAACGTGGTGACAAATACTATATGGCGATTTGTAACAACACGGGCATGATCTCGGTCTATAATCCTGCGAAGAACTTGTTTATGAGCCCGATGGCAGATGGGCCGATTCGGTTTGTGGGGTCGCTCGATAGCGGGTCGATGCGGATCGAGAACGTCACCAAATTTGGCCGTGATTTTAGTGTGATTTGCGTGCCTTATAGTTTTAAACTGTTGGTACAGGAACTGCAGACCATCAATGTCCAACTGCGCCTGATCACGGAGGACAATATCCAGCAACTGGAGAACATGTCGTATTCGAAGAACATTGAAAAACTGCTGTTTTCGGATCAATTGGACGCGAAAGCACTTATCAGCCAGATCAATCAATCGCTCACGGCGCAAACAATGCCCCCTGCGACCAGTAATGTGTCGAGCCCTACTATCACGACCGTGCCTAACCTGGCCCCGGGACCTGGGTCTGTGCCTGGATCCGTGTCTACCATCGCAACCAATGCGTATTTGGAAAGTCCTACGCCGACCCTACAATCGTCCACAGATCAGTCTCCGCTGATTTTCCCCGAAACCCCGCAAGCATCGTCAGCTAACTTGTCAGCTGATCAGTCCCCGCTGATTTTTCCGGAGACCCCTATCCAGCCACTCGATCTACTCAGCGAAAAGGCCCAAGAATTTAGCCCGGGTGACGAGGTGCTGCTGCGCGGTGATTCCATCATTAGCCGTAAATGGACCGTGACGAAGGTGGGCGACCGTATGCTCACGATTGAAACCGATAATATGGAGAATCTGCGGCCCGGGGACAATACGCAGGTGGTGACGGCGGACGAGATTTTACGCTACGACCCGGCCCTCTTCAATGGACCTAACCCCACCTCTAATCCTATGTTGGGCGGATACGCATCCAATCCGTTCGATACTCCGTTAATCACCCCACCTAACAGCATGTACGGTGGACCCGTGCCTACCATAAATTTTGCCCCGCAGTTCAAAATAATGAATGGAGGTAACGACTTTTCGACGGAACCGACCACACAACAACCACAAGACCTCAATAGTAGTACTATTGCTCAAACAGGGGGAAACAACGATTCAGCCCCGCTCCTTATCAGTAAAATCAATGAAGGAGGAGAACCTGCCCCGAAGGAGGAGGCGATGTCGGGACCACTCGATTTTAGCAAAATGCTGTTTAATAAAATACAAAAGCTCGGATGAGGCAGGGAAACCTACGGTTTCCCCCGCACCCCCTTCCCTTAAACATTGAAGGATCCTTTAAACTGCCTTTGTAATTATCTTAACAACCAGGTTAACATAATTGAGGGAACCTACGGTTCCCCTCACACCCCTCCCTTAAACAGTAAAGGATCTTAGAACCGACCTTGGTAATTATCTTAACAACCAGGTTAACATAATTAAGGGAGGGGTCGCAGGGGAACCGTAGGTTCCCTGCAACGTTGGTTTCCCTTAAAAATTGAATTTTTTGATTTTGAAATATTTTGATTTTATTAAGAACTTTATTAAAGCGAACGTTATTTGAACTATTACGTATATATATACAGATGTCGTCTTCAAAAAGTAACCGGATTCTCAGTATCTATAAGTCGCGGAGAACCATTTTGGAAATCCTCTTTTTACAAAACTATAATGTGTCGGAATACGAAGGGTTTACGATCAACGAGATCGATGCCATGTACTCCAACTCCCAGCTCGATATGTTATTGACGAATCCGGCTACGAACCGTAAAGTCTACATCAAATACTATCTGACCGCCAAGCAGATCCGTCCGGCGAATTTAGACGATATTATTGAGGACCTCTATACGATCGATAATGTTCTCACCAAGGAAGACACGCTGATGATCATCACCGAAGACGAGCCAAACGACACGATCATTGCCAAGCTCAAATACATCTACGACCACGATGGGGTTTTTGTGGTGATCCATAACATTCACCGGCTCCAATATAACATTTTGAAACACCGTCTCGTGCCGGAGTGCTATGTGTTAGACAAGAAGGAGGTAGAGGAGCTGACCCAAAAGTATAATATTAGAAACCCGATGCAACTCCCCGAAATCTCGCGGTTCGACCCCCAAGCTTTGGCCATGTGTTTGCGCCCGGGCGATATCTGTAAGTTTCAGCGGAATAGCGCGACGGCCATCAAGTACGACTATTTCCGGATATGTATCCAGTAAGGGAAACCTACGGTTTCCCTTACGATCCCATCCCTTTACACCTTTACGATCCCATCCCTTAAACTGTAAATGGTGTTGGAATTTTAGTTAACATAATTAAGGGAAGGGGGCGCGGGGGAAACCTACGGTTTCCCTGCTTGTTGATAATTTGCGCCGTATATCTTAGATAAAACACAAAATAAAAAGAAAAATGTCGAACGTCTTTGTCGCCTTCAGTCCCAACGACTTTTTTTACGTCAACACCCAGTCCGACGATTTCTATCCTTCCCCCACTGACGTCAGTGGCGGCGGGCGCGGTACCGACTTTAGATCTATCTGTGACCACATCCGTACCATCCCTTTCGGCGACGCCTCCTGCACCACCTTTTTCATCGATAACAGTGCCAATTGCCTGAAAAAGCAGGTTTGTGACAACATGACACAGGTCGACGCCATACGTGCGGTTGATGCGTCTCATAACATGATGTATAATCGTAACCTCGACACCAGCGACGATTTACGTAAAACCTTTATCAATACCGTCAATCTCACGGTCGGGATCTTGTTTGTCGTATTCGTGTTTATCAAATTACGGCGGCTCAGTCGGTCGTAAGAAAGATATAGCGATAAGGTAGATAAGTGTCATATGTCATTCGACCCCTATTTAACCAGCACGTTTATCGAGTATAGCCCCAAAGATTTCATCTATATTGATGCGGTTAAGAACGGCGCGCCCTATGCCCCCGATGCTAATTGTACGATTTTGTTGAAAGACGATTATTTACGGGATGCGAGCTGTTCGTTTGCAGGGGGGTCCGACGATCCCTTCATCGACAACAGTTTCAATTGTATCAAAAAGCAGCTTTGTATCAATAAGCAGTTGGTCGAATCCCTACCACACGATTATAGTTTAGATGATAGTAGCAAGACGAAATATCACGATAGCAAACAAATATATTACGATTATGTGGCGAAATTGATCAATTTAGGCGTGGGTCTCGCGGCCATTACCTATTTGGTGGTCAAATCCAGACCATTTTTGCAAAGGTAATATACAGCAAAAAAATACCATTATACTATAACTTATAGTATAATGGGTGGGTCTTCTAGCAGCGGCGGTGGAGGTGGTAGCTGCGGTGGAACTGTAATGAGTAGAGATTATTCGTGTTGTGATCGTCGAGGGGACTGCATGGGTGGAGTCATTTCGATAGACGGACAACACTGTTTGATGCCAGGTGGGTGCCCTAGTAGTGGGGGAGGAGGCGGCGGCGATCAATATACGGAACCAGCACCTGAACCTGCAGCTCCTGGTTACTCCAATACTCCCAATGGTGGGACATTCACATCAAACTATAAAATGACCCCTGGTGTATGGCAATATCCCAATGGTTTATATCCTGACGGAACTGCTGCTACAGAAGTAATGGGATACGGTCAAAACTTTGAGGCACAGTGTAATGCTAATCCGTATTGTGTAGGGTATTCTTACGCTCCAGATCGAACAGGATATGATCCAAATGTTGCCCCTCCTAGTGATAGTGCGAAAGGTGCGGGATTATTATATTTGGCCAGCACCACAAACCCCCACAACACCACAAACTCTAGACAGGGTTTGTCAACATATAATGATATTTTTAGTAACACTGGATATAACCCGAGTTTCAAAGGGGGATATTTTAAATTTTCATACACCAAACCGGTACCTTGTGTTTATGATACATCAGCACCCGATGATTCTATTTGGTGGGGCAGTAATACTTGTGTACCTACCGCGCCATGTGGACCGAATGATACTAGTGTTCCAGGAACTCGAACAGGATCTCTATGGGCTCTCGACGGATACTGCACCGACGACACTGTTACTCAACCAATTACCAGGGGTTGCAGTTATACTTGTCCCTACGTCGCACCCACGGTCCCAGCATGCACCTTTTCCAGCTCCGTCAATTGGGGCGAGTGCAGTGCCAAGTGTGATTCTAATACGGCGGGTACTACGATAACAGGTATTCAGAGTGCGACCCAGACGGCGACCAATGCGGGGAATTGTACGGGTAATACTACGCAAAACTTGTCACGGTCGTGTAGCGTGAGTTGCCCGGCACCGCCACCACCGCCGCCTCCGCCACCTCCGCCACCACCAGCATGCGCGTTCGACTCTCTGGACCGTGTGGCTGGGTCACTGAACTGGAGCTCGTGCCAAGCCTCGTGTAATCCATCCGACGCGATTGTCAAGGGGACCCAGACAGCGACACAAACCGCGAATAATGCGAATAATTGTACAGGGAGTACGACCCAAAATGTATCACGGTCGTGCGATTATCAGTGTCCGTGTACCTACACCAATTATGTGTTGGACAACGATTGTTCGGCTGATGTGAAAAACTGTAAGCTAGGTGACGATAGGACATCTGGTATACAACACGGAAAAATATTTGCCATCAATTACCCGGGGTGTGCAGGGCCGCAATACCAGCCGATGACACCGGTGTCGTGTGATCTGGCGTGCCCCTGTGTCTACGACGATAAGACGATGATTCAGGACACGGCGTGTACCACTACTGCTTACGGGTTTGGTGAGTTTAAGGCGCATAATCCTCAGATCAATGGCCCGCATTCGTGCCCGGCCAAACCGGTGTCGCCAGATCCGCCGTGCAATTACGCTTTTGCTCCGCCACATGACCTTGTCCATACCTATAATCCGTATACGCCACTGACGGGTGGGTTTGAGCCGAATCCACTGGCCGAGAATTTTATGCCAGCCAACTTTATGGGATCTCGCGAAAATTTTACGCCATCTTCGAGTTTCGATCTCCGGGTCGTCAGTGGCAACTTGGCCACGATGTATTTAGATCAAAAACCGGGGATTGACATTATTATGAATTATCAAGCGAATTTGACCGAGGCCATTAAAATTTTCAACGACGAATATAACAATTATGTTGTTCAGTGTAACGGTAAAAGCGGTACCGACATACCCCGGAACGCTAATAA